AACCAGCTGCGCACGCTTCGGCGATTCGCTCCTTTAATTGCATTAGTGTACGTAATAAGTTTAATTGCGCCGGCTGCTGCCTGCTCGATCATATCTAAAGAGGGCCAGTTACTCCCTGTAACAGTACCCCTACCTATTCACATTTGCGACACCGATCGTGGTTTCTTGATGCTCTTTAGTATTATGCCAACCACACTTCGTGGGCATGCGGTTGTGATACTTTATATTACCTTTATGATCGTTGTTTGGCTACTTGGATCTGCCGTTGGCTTATCCATCCGTCACTTATTTAAACACGGCCCATACCCTCAACACAACCCACAATACGCATACATAATAGTCGTTTTAACGATTCTTTACATTCTACAACCAGCTTCTGCTTATGAATTGCCACCGCCGGTGTCATTTTCAAAATGGCTTTATTTGAACATGCTTGACAACTTCGGGGTTAGCATTGTGCAACTATTCTATTCCGACATGCAGAAGTTTACAGTTTTTCTGTATTTCAGTTTGAATGTTTCATATATTTTCTACGTATGTTTATTTGTGGCGTTGTTGTCTGCGTCTGTGCCCAGTTGTAAGCAGCTAATTTTGAGCAAGCCTCTAACTAGTGTTGGCACCATGCTAAGCATTGCGTTCTTGCTCGCAATTTACCGACAAATTTTAATGTTCAACTTGTATATCGTCGACGTTCACGGTGGCAGTTACGTCTATTATATACAGGAAACAATTGGTTCCAAAACAATTTGGTGGGCACAACCCATTAATAAAACCGACACCGCATCAATTACCGCCCGCGCTGGTTTATACGCGCGCGTATTTGAAGCCGACCCGTACGCCCCGTCTGACGTATGTGGTGCCCTCGCACAACACGGAGTGCAATTTGGGCTGCCTGGAATACAATGCCCTGTTGACACGTACACTTTGGCCGATGATTGCCATGTTACGCTCAGCAAGGTAGTTGATACTGCAAATATCAACCGTAAGCGTTTATTCGCCCAAGGAATCGTTTTTCCTTGGTTAACACCCGTCGTTCCGATTTCGTCCCTAACGAATCTGACCACTTCCATACTCACGCGACAGTGTGCCGTCACACCAAGCTGCAACTTCGATTTATTCGTCACAATCGCCGTTGAGTATCTACAAAGTGAGCTGCAAGACGAGTTTGACCTTGTTAAACCATTAGATATTGAAACGTGGTTGCGTAACTTTCCGCAATCACGTGCTAAACAACTACGTTGTGCCAATGAAATTTTGAATAGTCGAGTTGAACCCGACGATAATAAAATTACTGAACGCACCAGTTTTTCAAAAGTCGAAAAACTTTTGAAACGGTCGCAACCCAAACCGCGTTGCATTACCGGAACTTCCGATTATTACTCATGTATATTTGGACCTTTCGTACATGCATTGACTGATGTTATCAAACGCGTGCGAAACATCGAATCAAACAGCTTTTTTGCCACATCAACAACTAGCCCTGCGCTTGGTCGTTGGTTTGACAATACCGCGTTTAATTCGTCTCGCGCTGTTTGTGGTGATGATGCGATCATGAGTGCTGTTGATCCTGTGTTGGGTCACGTTGTGCTTGAAGCCGATGGTTCAGCACACGATTCACACATGCATCGCGGTTACCATTGGTTGCGTTGGAATTTCTACTCAATTGTTTGTGGCGGTCGTGCACTTTTCGACAAGTTAATCATCCTTGCACAGCAACGTGGATTAACTGGTCAATTGTTTATGGACGCTACTGAATCGTGGATAATAAATTTCAACATACCAGAACGAATTAGAACGTTGATCGCCAACGCACAACGCTCTATGAACGTCGTAACACGTTACGGGTTGTCGTACTCGTGCGCATATCGCGTCGGTTCTGGCTGTAATTCTACTACTATTGGTAATAGTATCTGTCAAGATTTTAATTGCTACGTCATGCAAAAATACTACAGCGCACAACGGACACTCGGCTTCACCTACGAAGCAAGTGTCAGCGCCGTGGTTAATTTCATGCATAAGCTCGGTTACACTGTGAAGTTAAAAGTGCATACTGAGCGTGTGAACGCTACGTTTCTATCTGGCATGTTTGTGCCTGTTAATGGAACGTCATACTGGGCGCCTTTGCCTGGAAAATTGATGGCTAAATTGGGTTGGACAACCAAATTTAACTCAACTCCACGAGTGTTTTTTCGTGAGCTTGCTGCCACCATCAATTCGTTTGCACCGTATCGATTTGTGCCATTTCTCCGGCACTATTTAGACGCCACCATGCGTCTAATACCAGTCAAGTATCGTCATGTTGTTGACCCTTTACTTGACAAAACGAAGCAAGTTCTCCACGGAGAAATTTGCCCGGCTGAGCCGGCGGGTGACACTTACATGTTCTTTTTTGCCCGCTATGAACTCGGAAAAACCGACGAAATGTGC